GTAGTAATGCAGAAGAAATTAAAAATGCTGCTAATCTATTTGACAACATTGTAATTAAGCCTTACCAAAATATGATGTGCGAGGCGATACAAGATATTTTAAGCGTAAACAAAATCTCTTTAAAGTTATACGTTCAAACATTGATGCCGATTGAATTTACAGATACTGAAAATGTAAGAACAGAAGAAGATAGAGAAGAAGAAACAGGGCAAAAGTTATCTAGCGAAAAACCTGTTTTTGATATTGACATGCAAACACAGTATTCAAATTACCTTATTGATTTAGGAGAAGATGAAAGCGAGGATTATGTTTTAATTGAGGCAGAGGATGCTACAGGAGAAGACATAAATACTAACTACGAGGAAATTTTAAATAAGTCTGTAAAATTGGCTGCAGTTCCTAGTAGTTTGCCCCTTGCTCCTAGTGAACAAGATTCAAAAATATTTAAGGTGCGTTATGCTTATGTGCAGGGAGCAACTGAAAAAGATTTTGACAGAGTACATGATGCGAAAAACCATGTGAAAGGTGTTAGCAGACCATTTTGTGAAGCGTTATTTAATAGCAATAAAATATTCCGAAAAGAAGATATTTTGCAGATGGAAACAGATGGCATAAATAAAGAATTTGGACACAAAAAGCAACCATATAGCATTTGGCTCTATGCCGGTGGAATTAATTGCTACCATAGATGGGAAAGAAGAATATATAAAAAGATGCTCAAAAAAGATGGAGAAAGAGCAGGTGGCGATGGATTGAGTAATACTAACAAGATTAATGTTAATGAAGCAGTGAGACAGGGTTTTAAATTGCCTAAAAATCCAAAGGATGTAGCTGAAGCAGAAATATTAAAACCAAACAGAGGGGCTTATAAAGCATAAATATGGCAGAAGTTTTATTTTGTAGTACAGAGGACATTGTGCGTAAAAGTTCAATGCTAGATGGCAATATTGATGTAAACAAGCTTATCCCTAGTTTACACAAAGCACAGACAATGCGTTTGCGTGAAATAATTGGTACAGATTTATATAATTATTATGTGACAGCAATTACTGCTTTAATTAATAATCAAACACCCATTCCAACAAATCATGCTAATCTTTTAAATGATTACATAAAACCTATTTTAGTTCATTTGACTTTAGCAGAGTTCACAAATGAGGCTTCATATACAATTAGCAATAATGGTGTCTTTAAGCATGTACCTGAAAATAGCCAATCTTTGAGTACTAAAGAAATTGGTTTTATAGTTCAAAATGAAAGGGATACTGCACAAAATTATACAGAACGATTTTTAGATCATATGGCATTTTATGCATCTGCTAATTTTCCTGAATGGTACTCTAACAGTAATGATGATGTGAGCCCTTTACATGAATCGTTTAAAATCGACTGGGTCTTATGAGTGGTTACGGATCATCATATGGCGTAAGTTGGTGGGGCGATGTAAATGCTCCAAATGGATGGGGCGAAGTTTATCCTTTTGATGCTGAGGGGTCAATAGTTACTACAGACAGCACCTTATATACATCTGACCAGACAAATATTACTGCGGATAATGGGGTCAGTAGTGGCACAGTTGCTTTTACATGTACAAATTCAATATTCAGCCTTTCAAATGGAACGACAGGAAGCACCATAACATTAAACTCAGATGCTACTGTAACTTTGGGAACTTTACAAAGCGTTAGTCCTAGCACTTACCAGTCAGGATCAAATACTTACACAGCTAGTATTTTGTCGCCTAGTGGTTATTCAAATACTGGAACTAATATAAGTTGTACAGATACAGCTACAGGTTCTGCATCAGGATTGCCTACAAGTCCCGGAACTTTAAACACTACGAGGTGGGCTATTATGTCTTCCTATAATTCGACAAATATAACTTATGTATATAATAGCGTAACATACTTAGGAGGATTTACTGACACATTAACTGACATAACAAACTTTAATGGTACTAATGTTACTGGAATAGGGAGTAATTTTGTTCAATTTGATGGAGTTACTCCAATAGTAGGTAGCTATGTTGCAGATGGTTATGGAACTTTTTTAAGTAGCACTAGTATGGGATTCACAGGAGGTCAATATGCGGCATTTGCTACGCCTAAATACATGAGAGTTGCTGCAACTACAGTAGGCTCTTTTGGTGACCCTTTTGTAGCGTTCCCAACTTACAAAGTAGAACAAGCAAATGGCTACGTTCAAATAACTCAAATAATAACAACATAAAGATAATAACATGGCTAGAGAAATAATTAATGTAGGCACGACAGCTAACGATGGCACTGGTGATCCATTAAGAAGTGCATTCACAAAAGTGAACAATATGACTGCTGAATTGTATACAGATGATTCTTCAGATGTTAATTCAATTGTAGCAACAGCACCAATTGCAAGAGATAATGCAACAGGGGTTGTAACTATTTCGTTAACTGATGGAGGAATTAGTACTCAAAAAATTGCAGATGATGCAGTGACAGCAGATAAACTAGCTAATTCAATTAATTCAGAAATTACCGCTAACACAGCCAAGACTGGAATTACATCCGGACAGGCTAGTGCAATCACAGCTAATACTGCTAAAACAGGAATTACATCCGGACAGGCTTCAGCAATTACAGCCAATACTGCTAAAGTAACAAACGCCACGCATACAGGGGATGTTACCGGAAATGCTGCTCTAACTATTGCAAACGATGCTGTAACTTTAGATAAAATTGCGGATGCGGTTATTGTTATTGAGTCTGAAGGAATAGCGAGCAATGACAACGATACAACTTTACCAACTTCAGCTGCCGTTAAGGCTTATGTAGACAATACAGCTACAGGCGGAATTGCTGTTACTGTTATTTCTGGTAATACAAATGCAGCGACAGGAAACTTATACGTTTTAACAGCAAACTTAACTTTGACTTTACCGAGTTCTCCGAGCGTTGGAAATTATGTAAAAATTTCAAATCGTAGCGGAGTTGCTACTTGTGTAGTGGCTAGGAATAGTGAGAAAATAATGGGCGCAACTGCCGATTTAACTTTAAATAAACTAAACTCTGGTTTTGAAATGATTTACTCGGGAACGGCTGAAGGATGGATTTTAATAGGTGTCGAAGGAACGGCAGCTTAACAATAAATTAATTAATTAAAATAAATATAAAATGGCAGATTTTTCAAGTTTTTTTCCAGCAGCAGGCGGAGGCGGTGGTGCAGGATTTACAAATTCAAAAAAGTACAGTACACACAGAGCTTTAGATGATACTGATATAAAACAAGCTAATGATGGTATAGGGCCCGTAGAATTAACACCAACAGTTTGGTATGGCCCCTATAGAACTACTACCGATTGTGCAGTAAATGTTATAGTTGGGGCTAATGCTTTAGTTGGAGCTCAAATGTATCCTATAATTAATGGTTATCCTCCACCGGCTAATGTGGGTTATATTTCTGCACATCCTGCTATAACAAGTACAAGTACACAATATGCAATAACATTTACTTCCCCAGGTGTTCCTTATGCAAATCCAGGAACAGTTTGGCAACTAAGTCCCAATACGGTAGCAGCAACTCCAATTACAGTTAATCCTGCAACCGATTTAGGTTTAGTAGATGGTGATAAAATTGGATATTTTATGATTGGTGGAGGTAAAACAGGGACTAGTTATACAACCTATACCCGTAGAGGTGGAAATGGTGGAAATGTTTTGCAAGGAACAGCTACTATTGCTAATGCTAGTACAGATTTAATATTAACACCGGGTATTGGTGCCGGATTTGAAACTGAATCTACAATAACAGGAGGTTTGACTTTAAGTACTGCTAATGGTTTTAACGCCTTGGGTTACGGTGCTACTGTTAGTCAAATGAATAGCACAACACATCCCGGAATTAATGCTGCAGGACCGGGAATAAATCAATATGGATGGGGTGGTGGTGCTTCACAATCAGTAAACTGGCCGATTTTTCCCGAAACACCAGTTAATCAAGCGTGGCATGGATGGGGAAATGGTGCTTATAATAATAATGGCACAAGCAGTAATAATGGTGATGGAGCTATTATATTACACTATAATTAAAAAATAAATAAATATGTATTATAGAATTATAAACGGAATAGCAGGAATTGC